CTTACGTTCTCAGGTATTATTTCGTTACTGTTTCTTCTAGTGGGAGGAGTTATCGGATATCTCCTTAAGGAATATGTGCACGAGAGAAACTCCACATTGATTCCAACTCATCCAGAGATGTTTGACGAGAATGGTATGGTAATCCCTGATGAAATTCTTGCTGTCAGATTTGATAATACACTTGAAGATTTTGAGTCTGACGATTGACACCCACCAATTATTAACCTATACTGAATAGAAATGGCATCCAAATCATTCACCGTGAAAACTAAATTACCTCCCAATCCATTTGTCCATGAGGTTCTGGAACAGGTATCAAAGCAGAGATCAAAGGCAAAGAAGGTTGAGGTTCTGAAAGAATACAGAAGTGATGCACTTGTGTCACTTCTTATTTGGAACTTTGATGACACTGTTATCTCCATGCTTCCTGATGGAGAAGTCCCCTACGAGAGAAGTTCAGTCCCTCTGGGAACTGATCACACATCTCTCCGTAAGGAGTATCGTAATCTTTATCACTTCGTAAAGGGTGGTAATGATGGTCTCTCCAAGACCCGTAGAGAGTCAATGTTCATTCAAATGTTGGAGGGTCTTCATCCTACCGAAGCTGATATTCTGTGTCTGGTTAAGGATAAGCAACTGCAAACTGTATATAAAATCAACCGAGCTCTTATCGAAGAAGCATATCCTGACATTCAGTGGGGAGGTAGGTCTTGAGTGAAAAAATCAACTTCCTTTATCAAGACTGTGATCCAACGCTTGCCGAAGATAAGAAACTACCTACTAGTGCATTTCTTATAGAGTATCTACAGGATGGTGTGACCAAGTTTGATATCGTTACTTCATATAAACAAGCTGACATTTTTGATCATTACTGGGACAACTATCGTGGTGATTTTAAGAATATGACACAGGCTATGGGAACTGTAAGTCCTAAACTGTATGATTATGAACCGAAGAAACCTGAGAAGAAAAAGAAATGAAGGGATTCGATATTAAATTTGAGGGTATCGATATGAACCCCGATCAGGTACAAGAACTTCTAAGGAAATATAAGAAGGTCAAAAAGTATCAGAAGACCAATCTGTTTGCTGTCAAAACCATGGACGGAACAGAGGACTATGTGTCCGAATTAATTAAGGAAGGTCAGGACTTCGACACACTTGACTAAATAACAGTAGTGGTCTATACTAGACCTGTCGTTCATCCCCACTGAGGGGACGCAAGTAAGTCGCGGAACGGAGCGTTCATCCCATGGTTAATTTTCTTTTATACGCTTCAATCTCTTGTGCTGATGCCGATGCTATCATGTTTAGAATCGACAAGTACGAACACTTACCTGAAAAGGTAAAGATTGAATTGGTTGAGACCGTAAAGGAATCAACACCGAATTGCTACTGGGACGCAAACGACTAAAGGAACGGGCCTAAAAATCCAACTACTTTAGGAGTCAATCATGAACACACTTAACATGATCAGAAGGCAGCTCAAGAAAGCTGCCGCACTCCACGACGCACAAATCAATCACACCACCTATCGTGGTGTTGAGTATGATACTCGTTGTGTAGAGTCAAAAGACCCTCACGGTACCTTCTGTTATCGCGGTCATTCCTACACCAAGTGACTTGTCACCTGGTAAATAGTCTGATATACTAGGGGACATCGGTCCCCTTTTTTTATGGAAAAAGACAAACTCAAAATCATTGTCAGAAACCTGAGACTCCTGGTTGACGCATTGGAGTCCGAGGTGTATTCTGATGTCGAAGCATACACAAAGGGACTGAAGGAAGAACTTCCTCCCCTCCCCGATTACGATGAGGTATTTGAAGATGACGAGTGATGATTGGCGTTACACTGAGGAGAGAATGAAACTAAGAGAGCAGTGTCTTAAAGTTTTGTTAAATAGGTATGGTGGAACACGTATCGATCAGGCATCATACTCCACCCAAGATATCTACGAATGTGTAGACACTTGGATCTCACAAGGAAACAAGTTGAGTAATGGAATCGTTGCATACTTCAACGCTTACTTCAACCATGAAAACAAAAAAAGCAATCAAATACATTCTTAAACACCCAGAGCTCTTCACAGAAGGGGAAAGAATGTATGTGGAAAGAGTAAAACAAGAACGCAAACTTAAAAAGAGACAGAATGAATCAAGCAAAACTTATCTCCGTAACTCCTGATGCTGAGCAGCACATTGCATACTGTGCTCGTGTTTCTAATCCAAACAATCAGGACAATGAGAACTTTGCAGGACTTCTCAAGTATTGTATCAAACATCAACACTGGTCTATCTTTGAACAGGCTTTTATGAGTCTTGAGATAGAAACTACAAGGGGTATCGCTGCTCAAGTTCTCAGACATCGTTCATTTACATTTCAGGAATTCTCTCAGAGATATGCCAGTACTAATCTACTGACCTCTGACATCCAACTTCCTGAACTTCGTCGTCAGGATGACAAGAACCGTCAGAATAGTATCGATGATCTCGATCCTGAAGTGGTGGACAAACTGGAACGTCAAATGGTCACTCTCTTCAGTTCTGCACAGAGTCTTTACAATCAAATGTTGGGTGCAGGAGTTGCAAAGGAATGTGCCAGATTCGTTCTTCCCCTGGCAACACCCACAAGGATGTACATGACAGGCTCTGTTCGTTCATGGATTCATTATATCGAACTCCGTTCAGCTAATGGAACACAGAAGGAACACATGGACATCGCACTTTCCTGTAAGAATATCTTCAGGAATCAATTCCCAGTCATTGCTGAGGCTCTTGACTGGTAATAAATATACACATTACAATGGAGACAACGTGGCAACATACCCAGTAAGAAACAAAGAGACGGGTGAAGAGAAAGAAATTGTCATGAGTATTCATGACTGGGATCAATGGCTTAGTGACAACCCTACATGGGAGAGATACTACACTCCCGACAATGCTCCTGTTATGGGTGTAGAAATGGGTGATCCATTTAATAAAATCTATACAAAACACCCTGGTTGGAAAGATGTAATCTCAAAGGCCCAAAAACAACCCGGCTCTACTCTCAAACATTACGACTAATTTTATGCCAGCAAAAAAGAAAACAGGTGTTGGAAGTACTTCTAATCCCGTTCCCTTCGGTATGAGTAATAAAATGATGAAGAGGAAAAAGCCTATCAATCTTGATTTTATCAAGAAGGTTGAACCTATCACTCCTAATCAAGAGACCTTCTTTGATAAGTATAAGGAAGAACAGAATCTAGTTGCATATGGTTGTGCTGGTACAGGAAAGACATTTATTACCCTTTACAACGCCCTTCTGGATGTCCTAGACCCTAAGACACCCTACGAGAAGATCTACATCGTCAGGTCCCTTGTACCCACCAGAGAGATCGGTTTCCTTCCTGGTGACCATGAGGATAAGTCCTCCTTGTATCAAATCCCATACAAGAACATGGTCAAGTACATGTTTGAGATGCCTGATGATGCATCGTTTGAGATGTTGTATAACAACCTCAAGGCACAGGGAACTATCTCTTTCTGGTCTACATCATTCATCCGTGGTACCACACTGGACAATGTGATTGTTATTGTTGATGAGTTTCAGAACCTGAACTTCCATGAACTTGACTCGATGATCACCCGTATTGGTGAGAACTCAAAGATCATGTTCTGTGGTGACGCAACTCAGTCTGATTTGACCAAACAGAATGAGAGGAATGGTATCGCAGACTTCATGCGTATCTTGACTAACATGCCATCCTTTGATACAATTGAATTCAATGCAGAGGATATCTGTAGAAGTGGACTCGTTAAGGAGTACATCATTGCCAAACTTGAACTCGGTATGTAATGTTTAACCATGTTGAAATAAATTACCCGTCTCTTACCAGAGAGATGATTGATGGGGTTCGGTATTATGATACTCCAGACGGTAAGAAACTTGTTTCGATTACCTCTGTTATTAGTCACCACAATCGTGAGATTTTCACGAAGTGGAGAAAGAGAGTCGGTGTAGATGAAGCAAACAAGATTACTAAGGCTGCAACCAGTCGTGGTACTGATATGCATACACTGACTGAACATTATCTTCTGAATCAAAAACTCCCTAGTGTACAACCCTTGTCTGATTTCCTATTCAAACAGGCCAAACCCACACTAGATAAGATCGATAACATTCATGCTATCGAACAATCATTGTTCTCCAAACAGTTAGGAGTTGCCGGTACCGTCGATTGTATCGCAGAGTATGAAGGTGAACTTGCTGTCATTGACTTCAAGACAAGCAAGAAACCCAAGCCTGAGAAGTGGGTCGAAGGTTACTACATCCAGTGTGCTGCCTACGCATGTATGTTGTATGAGATGACTGGTATCTCAGTTAAAAAATTTGTTATCATTATGTCCTGTGAGGATGGGGAATGTGTCGTTTATGAACAGTATGACAAGAGTAAGTACATCAAACTTCTCACCGAATATATTAGAGAGTTTGTTCAATTTAAGTTATCCCAGTATGGCAAAAGCTGAAGAACTTAGTGTAGATCAGTTGATCGAAAAGAAATTCTACAGCAGTCGGACGTTTGCTGAGGAGATAGAGAACATTGTCAAGGACAATGCTGACATGAAGTATGTCGATGCTATCGTATACTTTTGTGAAAAGAATAGTATTGATATTGAATCCATTCCTAAACTTATATCAAAACCTCTGAAGGAACGGTTGAAAGCTGAGGCTATGGAGTTAAACTTACTGAAGAAAACATCTCATGCCAAACTCCCTTTATGATCCCCAAGGTGAAACCCTTTGATTGTTATAAGTCCTACCTTGGACTAAAGAACCATTTTACAAAAGAAAAATACGATTATCATCGTTATGGTGGTAAGTCACGCGCATCTCTTGAGTCCTTCTATAAAAGAAAGGACAGATACTTTTTTGAAAAACTATCTCGACAGAAAGATGATTCAGAAGTCATTGAATTTTTTGTTTCCAATTTTGTTACTTGCGATGATCCTCAGTCTCTTTGGATTGGGGAGATTGTTAGAAATGGGGAACAGAACTACACCGACTGGAAGAGAAGGTTACAATCACTTACGTATACGTTTAAATCAGAGATAGAAAACGTCTTTACAAACCGTGACTTTGATGGTATGTTTAAGATTGAGGGTAAACGTCACCCACCTGTCGTCAAGGAACACTTGGCGAAGAACTTATCCCTTGAATCTATGGTCATTCTAAACAAGATCATTGGGTTCAAAAAAGACTTCGATATTATACTGGATGATCCCGTTTGGAAGTTCTTATCTATGAGAATTGACAAGTATAATTCCTTTATACATATTGATGTATTCAAGTTTAAATCGATCCTTAAGGAGGTAATTATTCATGGCACTTGATAATGCTACTGTGCTTGAAAATCTGAGAAAGCAAAAGACTGAATTGGAAACACAAATTGAATCTGCTAGAGAAATGTATTTGAAAGTTCTTGGTGCTATTGATGTCCTTGAACAGATCGAAAAGGAGAATGCAACTGAAGAACCCGTAGCGGAGACAGAAGTAGTCGAATGAATTTCTTTGACTCAGAAATAGTTCAGGAAGAAATGAAAGAGATTGCCGACTTACAGGAGGTAATCTATGAAAAAGTATTCTCGTTTTCAACTATGACAAACGAGGATAAATTAGAGCATGTTGAGATGTTAGAGGAGTTGTTGAAGAAACAACAGGTTCTCTATACTCGGATGAGTTTGTCTGATGATCCTGCAGCTAAAGCTATGAAAGAAAATATCATTGAATCTGCACAACAACTTGGGTTTCCAGCTGATGTTGACCTGACTTATGTTTTTAAAAACATGGGTAATATCGTGGAAAACATGAGGAAGTCTCTTGACGAGTCCCGTTGAGGGTCCTATACTATGGGGGTGGTTAGGTCCCCCACCAAAACTTAACCAACAAGCCAAATACGTTTAATACGAGGTACAAGAAATGGGTTTTGCAGACCTTAAAAAACAATCTTCTTTGGGTTCTTTGACTCAGAAACTAGTCAAGGAAGTCGAGAAACAAAACGGTGGTGGAGGTGGTCAAGATGACCGTCTCTGGAAGCCAGAAATGGATAAGTCAGGTAACGGTTATGCCGTTATTCGTTTCCTTCCTGCTCCTGAGGGTGAAGATCTCCCTTGGGTGAAGCTTTTCTCTCACGCCTTCCAGGGTCCTGGTGGTTGGTATATCGAGAACTCCCTGACCACTATTGGTGGTAAGGATCCTATCGGTGAACTGAACCGTGAACTGTGGAACAGTGGTAGTGAAGCAGACAAGGAAACATGTCGTAAACAGAAGCGTAAACTTTCCTTCTACGCAAACATCTACGTTGTACAAGACAAAGCCAATCCTCAGAATGAGGGTAAGGTCTTCCTGTACAAGTTCGGTAAAAAGATCTTTGACAAGATCATGGAAGCAATGCAACCTGAGTTTGAGGATGAGACTCCGATCAATCCCTTTGACTTCTGGCAAGGTGCAAACTTCAAACTGAAACTGAAGAAGGTCCAGGGTTACTGGAACTATGACAGTTCAGAGTTTGATCGTGTGTCTCCACTTTTGGATGACGACGATGCTATGGAAGCAATCTGGAAGAAGCAGTATTCACTGACAGCTTTCACTGCTCCCGATCAGTTCAAGTCCTATGATGAACTGAAGAAGCGTCTTGATTATGTCTTGGGCAATAAGTCCACCCGTAGATCAACCGTAGAGGAAGAGACTGAGTATGATAACTACGCAGCAACAGAACGTAAGACCATCAGTGAAGAAGAGATCACTAAGAAGCTCGAAGACTCCTACCAGTCTTCAAAGGCAAGTGATGACTTCAACGCTCCTGATATTACTGTCAGTAAA